ATCATGCATTGCACTTTACATCATATGATAATCCACTAATTGATCCTGAAGAGATTGACACAGCTAAAAAGTCAATGTCAAGTTATGCATTTAGACAAGAGTTCTTGGCATCCTTTGAAGCTTTAGGCAGTGAAATATTCAAAGAAGATTGGATTGAATTTGATGACGAAGAACCTGAAATCGGGGACTACTACATTGCAGTTGACTTAGCAGGTTTTGCAGATGTACAATCTGCGACAAAAAGCAAGTCAAAAAGACTAGACGAAACTGCAATCTCAATTGTCAAAGTAAATCCTGACGGGTGGTGGGTTGCTGATATTATTCATGGCCGATGGGATATTAAAAAAACTGCAATAAAAATTTTTGAAGCTGTGTCAGCGTATGAGCCTATTGCTGTTGGTATAGAAAAAGGAGCATTGAAAAACGCAGTGCTACCTTACCTAACCGATTTGATGAAATCGCAACAGAAATTTTTTCGCGTTGACGAAGTTACACACGGTAATAAAAAGAAAACAGATCGAATTGTATGGGCGTTACAAGGACGTTTTGAACACGGTCAAATTATTTTAAACGAGGGTGATTGGAATGCTCCTTTCTTAGATCAGCTATTTCAGTTCCCAAATACATTAGTACATGATGACTTAGTAGACTCACTTGCATACATATCTGAGATTGCCAAAATTTCGTACAATTTCGATATTGAAGAAGAAGAGTTTGAAATTTTAGACCCAGTAGCAGGATATTAATATGAACTATGATACTTCTATTGAACACATGACAGGCTCCTTAGAAGATTGGGTAATGTCAAAATGCAATCATTGGCGTGACCATTATGAATCAAACTACGCCGAGTCGTTCGATGAGTACTACAGATTATGGCGTGGGATATGGGATGCTTCTGATAGTATGAGAGCATCAGAGCGTTCTAAGCTAATTAGTCCTGCCCTACAGCAAGCAGTTGAATCAGCCGTTGCGGAAGTAGAAGAAGCTACTTTTGGAAGAGGAAAGTGGTTTGACATTAAAGACGACTTACGAGATCAACAACCTGCTGACGTACAATTAATTAGAAACCAACTTGATGAAGATTTGCAATTTGTTTCTGCTCGAAAGTCAATTGCTGAATGTATTCTTAATGCGGCTGTCTTTGGTGTTGGTATTGGTGAAATTGTTGCAGAAGAGCAAACAGAATTTACACCGGCAACACAGCCTGTTATGGAAGGTGACATGCAAGCTGTTGGAGTTATGGCGAGGCCACGGACTGTATTTAAATTACGCCCTGTGTTACCGCAAAACTTTCTGATTGATCCTGTTGCTACAACTGTTGAAGAAGCATTAGGCGTAGCAATTGACGAGTTTGTACCACTGCACCAAATTAAAATGGCTCAAGAAGCAGGTATCTACGATGAAGATGCAATTGTAGAATCATCCGCGCCAGATACAAACTTAGAGCCTGACCAAGATTTAACTTTGTATTCAGACGATAAGGTACGACTAACAAAGTATTACGGACTCGTACCTAAATATTTGTTTGATGAAGATAGAACTGATGAAGAGTCAGATATGGAGACCTCTGACTCAGAATATGTAGAAGCGATTGTAGTCATAGCTAATGGAGGAACTTTACTCAAAGCTGAACTTAATCCTTACATGATGCAAGATCGTCCGATTATTGCATTTCCGTGGGACATTGTTCCCGGCAGATTCTGGGGTAGGGGTATTTGTGAAAAAGGTTATAATGCACAAAAAGCCTTAGACGCAGAACTAAGAGCTAGAATTGACGCACTTGCGCTTACTGTACACCCTATGCTTGCTGTTGATGCTTCACGTCTTCCTCGTGGAAGCAAGTTGGAAGTTAGACCTGGCAAGGCCATCCTTACAAATGGTAACCCCTCAGAAGTATTACAACCATTCAAATTTGGTCAACTCGATCAAGTTAGTTTTGCCCAAGCCAAAGACTTAATGACAATGGTACAAATGGCAACTGGAGCTATAGATGCCGCAGGTATCCCTGGTTCTATTAATGGAGAAAGCACAGCCGCCGGTATTTCGATGAGTTTGGGTGCAATTATTAAGCGACACAAGCGCACACTTATTAACTTCCAAGAAGCGTTCTTACTTCCATTTATTAAAAAGACAGCTTGTCGCTATATGCAGTTTGATCCTGAAAAGTATCCTGCTCAAGATTATAAGTTTATACCATCAAGCTCATTAGGTATTATTGCACGAGAGTATGAAGTTACTCAGCTAGTACAGCTATTACAAACAATGTCGCCCGAATCTCCAATGTATCCAATGTTAATTGAATCAATTGTAGATAACATGAATCTAAGTAATCGGGAAGAAGTAATTGCTAAACTCAAGCAAGTTAATCAGCCTAATCCTGTAGCTGTACAGCTACAACAACAAGTACAGCAGATTGAACTAGCTAAACAGCAAGCAAGCTTAGAAAACATTCAAGCTCAAACGGCTGAAATTGTTACACGAGTACAGCAAAATACTGTTGAAACACAACTCCTGCCTGTTGAAGCAGAAACTGAACGCCTTGATACTTTGTTGAAAAACTTAGGTGGAGAAGACAAAGAGTTTGCTAAACGTGTTAAAGCGGCAGAGCTTGTGTTAAAAGAACGTGAGCTAGAGACTAAAGAAGATATTGTTGAAATGCAAATGCGTAAATAATAAAGTACTTGACATTTCAAGAAAAGTATGCTATAATATTTACATAACCAAAGCACCACAAAGGAGAATGCTTTGACCCCTGAAGATCAAGAATACTATGAAGACTATTTAGGTCTGTTTACAACCAAAGGTTGGAAGCAGTTTCAAACCGAAATACAGGAGATTTTTGATTCACATCGTATTGAAGACCTTAAAGATGTGAAAGACCTGTACCGTGTTCAAGGAGAACGCAATATCTTATTGCGTCTTCTTTCCTTTGAAGATGGTATTAAGGCGAATTATGAAATCAACTTGGAAAAGCTTGATGCTTAGACGGTATGATTTCAAATGTACTGCATGTGCTTTGGTACAAGAACACTGGGTTGAATCTGGTGATAACTTTACTACCTGCGAAACATGTGGTGAAACCGCAGTGCGGATAATTTCTCCGATCCAAACACATTTCGTTGGTCATGGTTGGCCTGATAAAGACGATAGGTGGGCTAAGGATCATGAGAGAGCCGCACAAAAATAATACATATCCATAATGCTACGGCACGGAGTTTAACAATATGGCACGTTTTATGAACGATAGTCCCGAATATCAACCAGAAGATGGGGAAGTATTCGCTGATGTGGCTGAAGACCAGGTGGTTGAAGAACAACCGGAACCTGAACAACCTGAACAACCTTCTGAGCAAGACGATATCCCTGAAAAGTATCAGGGTAAAGACATTAAAGATGTTGTCCGAATGCATCAAGAAGCTGAAAAGTTATTGGGTAAACAATCTTCAGAAGTAGGCGAACTCCGAAAGTTAGTTGATGATTTCGTTAAGACTCAATTAGAAGCGTCAAAAAGCCCACAAAAAGAACCGGACGAAGAAATTGATTTCTTCTCTGAACCACAAAAAGCAATTGAAGCTGTTATTGCCAAGCATCCTAAAATTCTGGAAGCAGAAGAGATGTCAATGGCAATGAAGCAACAAGCAATTTTGTCGAAGCTACAAACTAATCATCCAGATTTTAAAAATATTATCCAAGATGAAAAGTTTGCAAATTGGGTAACTAGCTCAAAAGTACGAAATGAATTGTATGAACGAGCAGATAAACAATTTGATTATGATGCCGCTGATGAATTACTTTCTTTATGGAAAGAACGTCAAAATCTTGTAACTGAAACTACACAAGTTCAAGAAGAAGATCGCAAGCGTCAACTTAAAGCCGCTTCTACAGGAAGTGCTAAAGGTTCAGGTGAAGCACCTAGTCGAAAAATCTATCGTCGTGCTGATATTATTAAACTTATGCAATCTGACCCTAAGCGTTATAAACAGTTAGCAGAAGAAATTCGCAGTGCATACGCAGAGGGTCGTGTCAAATAGCGTTAAGGAGCTAATCAATGGCAATCTTTACCCCCTCAACCAGTAATACGGTTACAGCCGCTAATGCGGGTACTAGCCAAAACGCCGGAACAGCCGTCTTTATCCCCGAACTATGGTCGGATGAGATTATTGCTGCTTACGAGAAGAACTTAGTTCTTGCAAATCTTGTAAACCGTATGCCCATGACAGGCAAAAAAGGTGATACACTTTATATCCCTAAGCCTGATCGTGGTTCGGCTTCTGCAAAAGATGTAGCTGATACAGTTACTCTTCAGCAAAGCACTAACACTCGTGTAGCTGTTGTAGTAGATCAACACTACGAATATTCACGTTTGATCGAAGACATTGTTGATGTTCAAGCAATGGACTCACTGCGTCAGTTCTACACACAAGACGCAGGTTATGCCTTAGCAACACAAATTGATAATGATTTGTTTGCTCTTGGTAAGTCACTAGGCAACGGTACAGGTGCAAACTTTGTACACAATGCTTCTTTCCAAATTGGTGCTTCTAATGTTCTTGAAGCTTTTGATGATGACGGTGCAGGTGATCTTGGTGCATTTACCGATACTGCGTTCCGTAACATGATTCAAAAACTTGATGATGCAGATGTTCCAATGGATGCTCGTGCATTAATCATTCCTCCATCTATCCGTAATGTCATTATGGGCGAACAGCGTTATAGCTCTCGTGACTTTGTAGATAGTGGAGTTGTCGAAAACGGCAAGATCGGTCAGCTTTATGGTGTTGACATTTATGTCACAACTAACTGCCCTGCAACCGGCACAGCCGCAACTGGTATCTTCTTGTTGCATAAAGATGCGTTTGTCCTGGCAGAGCAAATGGGCGTTCGTTCTCAAACACAATACAAGCAAGAGTACCTTGCTACATTGTTCACTTCTGACACATTGTATGGCGTAAAAACTTTACGTCCAGAAGCGGGCATTGTTGTCTCAGTAGCGTAAAGCTACATTCGGGGGAGTCTATTCAGGCTCCCCTATCTTATTTTAAACTGGAGATGTGAATGGCTATTTTTCGTGGTACAGGCGGTTCTGGGGACTCGACAACAGATACTACTGTTAACACAGTTACGCAAAAAGCCGTAGAAGCTGATGCTTCCGCTACTGCCGCCGCCGCCTCTGCTACTGCCGCCGCATCTTCAGCTACTTCAGCCGCCGCTTCATATGATGATTTTGATGATCGGTATTTAGGAGTCAAGGCTTCTAACCCTTCAGTCGATAATGACGGGAATGCTTTACTTACTGGAGCGTTATACTTCAATTCTACTAATAATGAAATTCAAGTTTATAACGGTTCTAGTTGGCAAGACTTTGATCCCAATGCTTTAAAAAATATTATTGAAGATACTACTCCTCAATTAGGTGGTTCACTATCCACTAACGGTAATGACATTGTTTTTGGCAATGGTGATAAAGCTAGATTTGGAAGCGGGGGCGGTCAAGGTAGTTTAATTATCGAAGCCAATGAAACA